TCAGGACGCTATGCTGCCTTGCACAGTCGTTAATGCGGGTCGCTTGCGGTGCAAATCCAGCAGATTATGCGCATTCACCGGCACCGCAGCGTTTTCCGCCCGACCCAAATCCTCACGATGCGCATAAAAATAGCCGGCAGTAATCAGCATGGATAAAATATTGTAAACCTTTTTATATCCCGCTTTTTCCGTTTGGATAACATTAAATAACTGTCGCGCCGGGGAAATTTCCACCAGTTTATCTGTCATGGTTCTATCCCACTCAACAGGCGCAACTACCCCTAAATCGCTATCCTTGGTTAAAGCTGCGCTTACGGTGCCGGTGCGCAAATAGCTTGCCATGGCTGCACTGCGCGCAGCAGCTTCAGGACTTACCCCGCCTACCCCGTTCATCTGTCCGGCAGCGATTTTTTTCGCCATATCGTCATAACTGGCCTGCAACTCTGTAATCGTCTGCTTTAATTCCGCCTGCGCCTTTTCCCCGGCACTCAATTGCTCGCGCAGCGAATTTACCTCACCGTTCTGCTTGTTCTGCCATTCCTGCAACCCTGAACGAATACCATCAATCACCGCTGCCGGATTACTCCCACCCGCTTGGGCAAAAACGTTAATCGCACCACGGTAAGGATACTGCTTGCCGTTTTTCTTCATCATAATCAATCCTATTTATTTAAAAAATTCAAAAGACTACTTGCACTTGTTAAGAAATCACCGCCACCAGCGCAAGGCTTGGCAGAATCCTCAGCAGCGCGTGGCATGCCATGGTTTTTATTCAATGCACTTAACACCTGTCGCCGTTCTTTGCGCGACATACCTTGTTGTGCCAAAGCCATGTCAACCAAAGCTCTGGCTTGTTTACCCTCATCATCCGCCACCGCCTGCTTTTTCACTTCAAGCCGTCCGGTAGCCAAACCGCATTTCATGGCGGTTGCACAATCCAACCATGTTTCTTTGTCCATCATGGCCACAACTTCATCCAATGCCAGATGTCCGCGTTGCACATAAAGGTCAGCCATGGCTTTATCAAAAACACTCAATCCATCAATTACCCCTTGCAGGTCGTGCCGATTTCCCATAGCCAGACACCATGCATTGTGAATCATCAGAAACGCGCCTGAACCAATCAGAATTTCATCTCCCGCCATCGCAATCACAGAAGCCGCACTGGCCGCCATACCAACCACCTGCACTGTGACTTTTCCCGGGTGCATGCTTAGCTGGTTGTAAATACCCACCCCCTCAAAATAACTACCGCCCGGGCTGTTGATATTCACCACCACATCATTATTACCAATTCGATTTAATGCCTTAGCAACGTACTCACAATTTCCATTACCCTCATAGCCACCGATAACATCATAAATATTAATTACATTATCGTTATCGTCATCTTGCGCCTTAATACCCGCCGACCACTCCTTGGCGGCCTGTGGCATTAACTCATACGAAACCTTTTCCGGAATCGTCTCTGCATTCAGTTGTGGTAACTTAATCAAGCTCATCTGTTTGCCTTTTTCTGTCCATTTTCTTAAGTGTCATCGGATTCTTTAAACTGTCAGCATCCTTATCCTTGCTACAGGGTAAGTCACAGGTACGCCGTACTTCATTCTGCGTCATCCATGGCTGCGTGCCGCCGGCACCCAGTGCCCTGCTGAAATACTCCGCCTGATCCTTAAGAGAACCATGCAGTAACGCCCCGATATTGAATTTAAATATTTTGCCATCGTCATCAGACAGTAATACCCGCTCCAGTGCCTGTTCCCACAACGTCAGCCATGGGTTTAAGCCAAATTTAATAAAGAAAATCCCCAGCTCATTAATGCCTGAGCCCCAAGAAGTATCATCCAGCATCAATAGTGGCCGTGGCACCCCGAAAAAACGGGCGACTTCCTCTATCTGGTGCGCACGGTTTTCCAGCAACTGCGCATCCACCGCCGTACTCGACCATTTGGCCGCCTTGGCACCATCTTCCAGCAGAATCACCCCGCCGGCGTTTTCCACACCGCCATTAGCCGCACTCAGAGATTCCCGCAGACGGCTAAAGCCCTCATCAGTCAATGCTTTTGGTACCTCAACTGCCCCGCTGGCCATCACCCCGTGTGCAAACGTCCGTCGGGTGGCTTTCTCCGCACTAAAAGCAATCCCCAGCGCTTCCCGCGCCAGCTTTACCCGCGAAACACCCTTAATCCCGTCTTCCGAATAATCACGCAGATGAAACACCTCATCTGCACCCATTTGCGTCTGCTTGCCATTGGTGCCGGTATAGGTATAGCGCAGCGACCAGTCGTCCAACTGCTCTACCGCTACCTGTGTCGGGTGCATCGGCACCAAAGAAACCACCCGCCTGCCACTGCGTATCACCCGGGCATAGGCATTGCCATATTCCAGCAGATGCACTTGCATCTGGCGCTTGAACTCATAAGCTGTCTGCCAGTCATTCGGCTTTCTCTTGATTAGCCGGTGCAGCGGGTCATCTTTCAACACCTCCTTTTCATCCGTGTCTGTCAACAGCCTGATGGGCAGATAGGCGATGCATTCCGAAATCACATTCACACAGCGGTTGAGTGCCGAATTCATCAGCGCTTTATTTTCCCCAATCCGCGCCCCGCCACCACTCAAACTATTACGGATAAACTCCTTAAATGCCGGATCATCCACCCCGTCAAATACCTGCGCCCGTAAACCCTCGCCACGAATGCTCCGCGAAGTATGCTTGCGCGCTTTCTTATCTTTCTTACCCATAGCTGATATATCGAACCCCGCGCGTTTCATATACTGATTTATCATTTCTCGGCTCGGCGTTCGGGTTTTCGGTCAGAATATGCACCGCATCCAGCATCGCCATCACTGGGTCAATCTTCGCCCAGCCACTTGCCTGTTTAGTAATCAGCAAACTGTTAGAACGTAATTCAGTACGGGCATTAGACATCGACCACGCCATCATGGCATTATCTCCATGCTGCAATGTCCCCTCCGCCAGCTTGCGCTCAACCGTCTGAATCGCATTTTTTAACCGCCACCCCTGCGTCACCGCTTTTAATAAATCCTGCGGTACCCCCCGCGCCAGAATCGCATCGATAATCTGGCCAACACCGGCACTGTCTAGTCCGATTTCAATTAATAAACCGCGGTCATAAATGTATTTCACCATATCCGCGACCTCCTCAATATCGGCACCGACATTCGGCACAATCGTCAGCTCACCTGAGGCAGCAAAATCCGCCAGCGTAGAGGCAATACTCTTGCGCCGCTCCAGCACAATCGGGGACGCCCACGCATAAGCCCATACCAGCCATTGACGTGGCGCCCCTTTTCGTCTACCAACCACCGCAATAGCCAGCAAATCATCAAGCCCACCACCATCCACACCGATGGTCACCGCCTCGCACGCGTCCAGCAATTCATCCAAGCCGTGCATTTGGGGGATTGTGGTTTTTTCCCAGAAACTGGCCGCCAGCCAAGTATCATTGGCTAGCGCGATGGAAATCGGCACATTCAGATGTTTAGCCCAGAATTGACGTTCTTCCTCAGGTTTGCCAGTTTTGGCTTTATCATAGAGCTGTAAAAGCTGATCAACACCGACCGACGCCCCTAGATTCGGGTTAGTGATGTAGAAATTTGCCGGATTCATATAGGCTTTGGATGCCAGCATCGACGGCGGAAATTCATACAGCACCGGTAAGAAATATTTCTGAGTAATTTTCCCATCACGCACCGCACGGGCACGGCTTAATAAATCAGCAAATACCCCACGTGGTGCCTCATCGGAATGAGTAGACAGGTAAATAGTGAAACCATCCGCCCGTGACACCATACCGCCCGTCACCTCAGTAAACATATTCACCGCATTAGCACGCTTACCGAACAACCACACCTCCTCAATTAGCACGCCGGTGCCCTTTACCCCGGATACTGTGTCCGATTCTGCTGCAATAATCTGTAGTTTTGCATTCGTGCCGCGATGAGTAATCGTACGGTTATGCTCCTGCACCTGAAAAAGCTGGCGCAACTGCGGGTCAGCATGAATCATCGCTCGCGCCGGATTAAAACTGTTATTGGCTACATGTTTAGTCGGCGCAATAATGTAAAACTCAGCATCCCGGCGCCAATTAAGCACTAAGGCCGTTAGCATAATGCCCGCACTGTAGGTCGATTTGGAATTTTTCTTACTAATCAACAAAAAGAACTCATTGATCAGCCTTACACCAGTATCAGGGTTGTACGCCCCGAAAATCGCCGCCACAAAATCAAATATCCACTGTTTGGAAACACCCGGGTCACCAATTCGCGGTTCACCCGGCACATCACATAATTTCAATGCCTGAAAAATGCGCAATGCTGCATCTGCCGATTCCTGAAATAGTGGCGGCGTCACAATCAGACTTTGCCTGTCAACAATCCGCTGCTGCCAGTCAATGCATGCCGTAGTCCATTCCGGAGCCGTGGCTTGTACCAGCGCGCTCATTGCAACCGCCTAACCGGTGGGCGTAGTGGCGCAAACGTATTCGTCTGCAAAACCTCTTCCGCTGCCGCCTGCTGCGCCTCTTTCTTACCCGTCTCGCCAACCTTGCCGTATTTGTACGGCAATACTGTTTGCAAACTCCTAATCTGCGCTTGCGTTAACTCAATAACACCCATACCCGCCAGCGTCAGCAAATCGCGCGGATCAAGTAACGAATAGCTCCTGTCACCAATCGCTACTTCTAACCCCGTTTTAACAACCTCTGCACCGTAAAATGAATCAACCGGCAATGCGGATACCGTATCCGCCACTTTTACCGCATCATTCTCCAGCTCTTCACCCTGTTCAACCGCAAAACCAGCCACCGGCGCACTTAATTGTTCGATAAGTGCAATCACATCAGGGTCTTTACGCAACCGGCTCCCCGTCGCACTGGCTGTTTTTTCACTATAACCAGCCTTTATCGTTGCCTCTTTATTTGACAAGCCATCCACGATGGCGCGTGCAAACAGCTCCTTTTGCTCATTCATCGCCATCGCAACCTCCTGTTAAAAAAAGACGCCCAAAAGCGTCTTTAACAACCTGTTTAACAACCTAAAATAGACATAAATTATTAGATTTTCAGCAAAAAAATGCTGCCTGTTAAAATGCTTTAACAAGTTAAAAGGGGAATTTTTTCCGCGCATGGGAGGGCACGCGGTGTCCAGTTAAAAAAAACATCAGACTTTCACCCACCCCCCTACATTAAACTATTGATACAATCAAATTAATTCAAAATTTATATTACTTTGTTAATCTAAAATCATCATCTGTTAAATGTTGTTTAACCTGTACATCACCTGCGTGCACTCTCTCGCCTCGTCTTTAATTGATGGCAGCTTCTGCATAACGTCTGTAGATTACTCAGCTCATCCGTACCACCAGCCGCCTTGTTTATAATGTGGTCTACTTCCATCCCCTCAACACCAACATGCCCACAGTGCTGGCACGTGTATTTGTCCCTTAACAACACCGCCTCACGCAAGCGACGCCATGGCCGCCCACCACGCCCACGTCCCCATGCACCAGCTTTACCCTTGCATAGTCTCGAAGATGAAAGCCTACTGTTACAACCCGCAGGTTTTAGTCTGCTAGATTTAACTGTTAACTTCATATTACTAGCCCACTCATCCAAATAAACAAAATTGTTTATAAAAGCACTTGCAATAATAAACATTTTTGTTTATTATTAATTCATGTTTAATTAATAATAAGGAAATGAAACAAAGTGAGTTTTTACGCTGATTGATAGCTCAAGGGGTACAAGTTAAAGATGGCACAAAACATTTAAGACTTTACTACGCTAATAAGCAATCAACATTACCCAGACATCCAAGTAAAGAAATCCCAACAGGTCTGGTTAAAGCAATAAAAAAACAATTGGGATTGTAGTAATAGCCCTCCTTATGAGGGCTTCTATCGCAAGCTTTGCTTCATTTGAAAAAAATCTTTAAATCTTTAAGGTAAATACAACTATGCAATACCCAGCTTTAATAACCCACGATGATAATAGCTATACGGTAACGTTTCGTGATATCCCCGAAGCGTTAACCTGCGGCGATACTCTTGAAGATGCTCGTGATATGGCCGCTGATGCGTTATTAACCGCCATGGAATTCTATTTTGAAAACCATCGCCAAGTACCATTACCATCAAAAAAACAAAAAGGTGAGGAATTAATTACCTTACCTCTAAGCGTTGCTGCAAAAGCACTTCTACTTAATGAAATGATCAAACAAAATGTTTCTAATGCAGAACTGGCTAGACGTTTACTTACACGACCTCAAGACGTGCAGCGACTAACAAACCTCAATCACTCAACCAAAATCGATACAATTAACTCCGCATTAAACCAATTAGGCAAACACCTTGAAATTAGCATTGCCTAATCTTAATTGCTAAAATACAAAAGCCAGCGATTAAGCTGGCTTATTAAATATTATAGACGATGACATGTAATTTTAAGCACTTCACCAACCGCAGCTAACAGATGAACCATAACTTCAATAGTTAAGTTGGCTTAGCAGCCCATAATGCGATTGTGGACTTATCTCAATTCAATCTATTAAATCTCAATAACAAGTATAAATAACTTACATATATCTCTTATAATATACTTATGAATAAGATAATCGACCAACCTAAAACTATTAAGCAACTTAGCAATCACCAGTATAGTTACAGGCTAAAAGTTGGCAATTATCAAGTGTTGTTTAACTATGACGGCTATATTTAGTATCGTCTCCACTGAAGAGGTAAAAAAACGCAATGCCCACACTTACTAAAAAACTGTCTTTTTTAGACCGTTACCTAACTCTATGGATCTTTGCTGCAATGACATTAGGTATTATCTTAGGTACGGTATTTACATCCTTACCAGATAAGCTTAATGGATTATCTGTTGGTTCTACTAATATACCTATTGCTATTGGCCTTATTTTAATGATGTATCCACCACTGGCAAAAGTGCGTTATGAAGAGCTACCTAAAATTCTTCAAGATAAAAAAATATTAGCTTTATCATTAATACTGAATTGGTTAATTGGCCCTGCATTAATGTTTATATTGGCGATAATTTTTTTGCATGATTATCCAGAGTATATGACAGGTGTTATTTTAATTGGTCTTGCGCGTTGTATTGCTATGGTGCTGGTTTGGAATCAATTAGCTGATGGTGATAACCAGTATGTTGCCGTACTGGTTGCCTTTAACTCTATCTTCCAAATTCTATTTTTTAGTGTCTTTGCATGGTTTTATCTTTCTTACTTACCGCCTTTATTTGGTTTAGCAGGAAGTGTGATTAATGTAAGTTTTAGTACTATTGCTGAAGCTGTTCTTATCTATTTAGGCATACCCTTTTTAGCAGGTTTTTTAACTCGTTACTTTTTACGAAAAGTAAAAGGAGATGATTGGTATCAAAATAAATTTTTACCCAAAATCAGCCCTATTACATTAATTGCGTTACTATTTACTATTGTGGCTATGTTTAGCTTAAAAGGTAATGAAGTGGTTAAACTACCTTTAGATGCTATTCGAATTGCTATTCCACTAACAATCTACTTTATTGTAATGTTTGTTTTAAGTTTTGTGATGGGTAAATTTGCCAATGAAAGCTACCCTAAAGTAACCGCCATGTCCTTTACAGCAGCCAGCAATAACTTTGAATTAGCTATTGCTGTGGCTATTGTCGCTTTTGGTTTAGCATCGCCGGTTGCCTTTGCAGCAGTGATAGGACCACTAGTTGAAGTCCCTGTGCTTATCTTGCTGGTCAATGTAGCATTATGGATTAGAAAGAAGTATTTTTAATCTAATCAAAATAAAAGACTGAGTTTAATTTACAACTCAGTCTTTTATACTGCAAATTTCGTGTGCAACTTTGAGAGGCAGTTCAATCTGGAATAAAACCTTTTAATTATCAGATTATAAATAATCGATTTGGCAAACCTGAATATGTCCTAGTTCCATATGATAAATACTTACAGTTAACTAACCCATCTAAAATTAATCTTGCTGATGGCGTGCCTAGCGAACTGGTAGATTTATTGTTCGACAAACAATACCCACCAGCTCAAGCATGGCGCGAATATCTGGAATTAACACAATCAGAATGCGCTGAAAAGCTTGGCATGTCACAACCCGCCTATCTAAAGCTGGAGGCTTCAGAAAAGCCAACTAAAGCAACTCGCACCAAACTTGCCACTGCTTTAGGTATTAATGAAGAACAATTAGATTGCTAAAATACAAAAGCCAGCGGTTAAGCTGGCTTATTACTTAGTACTAACAAATTAAAATACAGAATCCACAATAAAAAACCCGCCAAGGAGCAGGCGGGTAAAAGATGAAATAGTAAGTGTATCAACTAAAAAGGAGAACAATGTTAGTACCTTTCAATTGGGTGCAGCAAAGCTGCCACCGGCACTAAAAAGCATTAACTAATTGTTAACTAGAAATATACTAAATATTCAAGCCATGCGCAAGGGTAAATTGTAAAAAAATTTATCAAAACCATCACATTTTTGCATATACGCCCAAAACAGCACCAAAGCCCTTTCCACCTGTTCAGCCCATGTCGTCCTATTAACCATAGCGCGATGACGTGCAGAAATTGAACGGCGCTTAAAATAAGGACTTTTGCGCCCATACTCAATATTAAGCACATTAAACGCTTCCCGATTGTTTTGCGCCAGTAACAACAACGCACATCTTACCTACACAAACACCTCAGGCTTATAGTGCACACCATCAAAAGCATAATCCCTGATTACCTTATCTCTCCCGTAACGCCATTCAGCACTCAGACAATGCCCCTGCCGCTTCCGGTCTGCCATAGTTCTCTCATACGCAGTCAGCACATCTACAGCAGTATCAATCTCAATTTTACTCATCATCAAACAACCCTTTAAAACTTCACTTCCCCAGAATATCGCATCATCATCGCGCGTATAGCGACTTAAAATCCACCCGAACTCTTTCACCAGTAATCATACTGATTGCCTCCCTTTCGCGCTCATGGTACTGGCAGCTTTCACGGTCAAAAAACAAATTAACCACAGGCTGATAGCCCGAATCACGTTGCTTTTGACAAATAAGCTTAGCATCCGGATCTGCCCCGTAGCCCGTCGCCTCACCATTCCGCCATACAACCAGAACATTATCAGCAAGATCAGTAATCCCCGCCGATCCCCTCACATCATGCTTATTTGGCGGCTTAGATTCATCACCATTGTCAGGCTTACGCGGGTGCGCAACCAAATGAATATGAATATTGTTTTGCGATTTAAAATCCCGCAGCATCTCCGCAATCTTCTTCTGCCGGTCCACATCACTCTCAGCTACCCCCAACATCATCAAACTATCAATAACAAAATGCCGGCAGTTATATCGTTGCTTCGCATACTTAAAAACATTAAGCATCCGCTCCAGACTGGCTGCACCATTCACGTCATATATCCACAGCCCGCCTGATTCATTGCCATTGTCTTCCGTACAACGCTCACCATTGATATTCATCCCCCCAGACAACAAATTCAACGCATCAGTCAAATCATCCTGATCAGGACGCAGCTTTCCACATACCTGCCTAACCATACGATTTAACACCTTATAAGGCTTCATCTCCCCCGAAAACAAACAAATACGTTCCTTTTGCCTCAGAATCATCTCACACATACAATACCCCAATAGCTGGCTTTTACCGTGGCCACTGTAACCAGTCCATACCGTCAACTGATCCATACCAAACTTAAAATCTTTCATCCCAGCAAATGGCGTAGTATTGCCCGTGGCCGTATCAAGTAGCCCATTAAAATCCTGAAACAGAATTTCCGCATACTCAATCGCGTTTTTCAAATCCTCCGGCTTCTTATACTCAGCACCAACTATTGCATCCAGAACCCCAGCTTCACCAGCCTTACACAGGCACTCATTAGCATCTTTAAAATCGCCCCAATCAACCAACTTGCACCGGTGTTCACCAAGCCGTTGCAACACCTCCATCGTAGCCAGCTGTCCCGCGTCATCATTATCCAAAGCCAGATAAATCACCCTGAACTGCTGCAACCGCTCCCAGTCGTACTCAATCCACTCAAGATTCTTCGCACCACTAGGCATCGACAAAGCCTTTACCCCACACTGAAAAACACTCAGCGCATCAATTTCACCCTCAGTAATCACAACCTTATCATCATCAGGCGTAATAACCTGCCAGCCAAACAAACACGGCTCACAGTTTGATTCCTGCCGCCAGCGGTTTTTCTCATCCCTCTTACGCCGTGGCGTCAGATACTTAACATTATAAACAGCACCATCAACCATTAACGGAAAAGCAATTTCCCTGTCATGATTGGCTACACAGTAAGCCTTAAGCGTACTGCCATTAATGCGCCGCCTGTCAAAATAACCATTCGCCTGCGGCTCAATCACCGCCCCCAAACGTACAGACGGGCGTGTAAATGACTTCTTACTGGCAACCGAAAACTTAGGAGCAAACTCAACCCCCAGCCACCTACAGGCATCCTTAAGCGCATCAACAAAGCTTAACCCCATGCACGCAGCCCATAAATCCAGCAAATCACCACCCTTGTCCTGATCACTGAAATCTTTCCAGACACCAGCCTTACTGCCACATAAATGCACCTTAAGTGATTGCCCCTCCTCCCCATTAACCGAGCCACAGCACCACTCATTGCCATTTTTCCTGCCATTGGGGAGCAGATACTCAGACACACTCAACGCCTTATCAGCCAGCAACTGCGATACCTCCCTAGCGTCCATAATCAGCTCCATTCCACAGACGCACAGTTTCCATAAACAACTCATTAGCGCTTGAACTAGTGCCTACCTCTTCCCATTTCGGCGCGTTCCATTCCCCAGTTGTTCCAAGAACAGAAACAAACACCCTGCGCCCGCCAACATCTACCCCATACACCCGCAGATTCGGCTTTACCTCCACATAGCGCGCATTAGTACAATCCCATTCATTCCGGCGTTTATTGGCACCCATCCTGCCAGTACCGTACTCCAGCCACTTTAAAACCCAGTTGCGCCATGTAGCCTCCCAATTGCGCTTCTTGGAATTCTTAGCATCACCAGATAGCCAGTAATTCACAAACTTCTCAATCTCAATATTCAGCGCAGACCCAACAAGCCCCTTAGCTGCCGCATAATCCAGATATTTATCCGGCATTACCCAGTTTTCACACCAGCCACATTTCTTATGCAGCCCTATTGGCGCATACACCACACCACCATCATCAGCATTATCATCATTCGATTCTGAATGTTCACCATCTGGGATTAACTCAAAATCCTCAGAATCGCGGTGGCACTCTATCTCTGAATAATTCTCTGAATAATTCTTTGTATAAATCTCTTCCTTATACGAACTGCCACATGTCGCAACTCCCGAGTGTTGACATGTCGTCACTCCCGAATTGTCACATGTCACCACTCCCGAACTGCGACATGTCGACATTCGGGAAATGTCATATTTCCCATCTCGGCAAAAACGACCAAGCACACCAGTAAATACACGATATTTAGGCTTGTCAGCTTTATCAGCATCAAAACACTCAGCCGCCTTTCTAATCGCAGCCTCATCAACCAGATAATAAGTTCTATGCTCAAGCTTCTTAATCTTGCGCCGGATATAGCCAAGGCTTTCCAGCAGCTTAATAGACTTACGTACCGCATATTCACTTAAATCTAGTTCACTAGCCAATTCCTTAACGGTTTTATAAAAACCCTTTGCCGTACTGGTACAGTACTGCCACCAATAGTGCAATTGATTTAAAACCAGCCCAGCCTTAATGTCGCCCTCACATATACGTTTCAGACGCGGATTGTAGGCACATGTAACATCCCCTAATATCTCCTATTTTTAAAGAGTTATCATTGATAAGATTTGCTACTGAAGTCATAATTACACCCGTATTTATATTAATGAATTGAATGGCTGCCCAACGGCCATTTCCTGAAAGCCCACTCCCGTGGGCTTTTTTTATTACCATTCATCGCAAACCCATCTCCACTTCTAACGCCTCAACCACCTCAGTCGGGCGGTTTCGGTATATTTCACTTAGCACATCCAACAACCGATGCGCCTCCTCTTTCCTGCCGGCGCGAATCAGCTCCTTGAGCTGGCACCATTCATCATTGAATTTAAAATCAACCTCAGATTGGCCATCTTGCAGATAGATTTGAGTTGTTTTAGTTGTCATCGTGGATATCCCCCAGTTCCGGCCAGTGTTTTTTGTAATCAAAAGGACGCAAATCTTTTCTAGAAACGACGCCATTAGTATATTTTTCGATTTTCAAGCATCGCCACCGGGGACACGGGCGCTTACCTTCTGCCCATCTTGAGACATCGGGAACATGGGCACCAATAGATTTAGCAAGCGCAGTTGTTGAGCCTCTCCCTTTACTGTTTAAGTATTCCTGTAAATTCATATTAATCCTTTCCGCTATTTATATTAGCGATTCGCTAAACAAAATCAAGCATAATGCACATTTATTTTTGTTAGCAAATTGCTAATAATCTGATTGAAAGGATTTGTATGAAAACCATAGAAGAAACTTACAGAGAGAGGTTATTAATGCTTTCTAAGCAATACGGTGGACAAACTGGGCTAAGCAAAAGAATTGACAAATCTCCTGCTCAGATAAGCCAATGGGTTAACGGTTCCACCGACTCTAAAACGGGGAAAGCCCGCTCTATGAAATCCGATACAGCTCGCGAAATTGAAGGAGTTTTAGGTTTGCCTCGTGGGTGGTTTGACCAACCAGTTAAAACAACAGATACGACGCCACAAGAAGGATTTATTCAATTCACGCTACTTGACGTAAAAGCTGCTGCGGGCAACGGTTTTTACAATAGCGATTTTCCTGAATCTGTACAATTAGTTGAAGTTTCAGAAAAATGGGCAAGAAACAATATTGGTAATAATCTAAAATCAATATCGATTATTACCGCTTCTGGCGATTCAATGCAGCCAACATTTAACAGCGGTGATTGGCTATTCGTAGACCAAGCAATAAATTTCTATGAAGAAGATGGCGTTTACGTCTTCATGTCGTCTTCTGGATTAAAAGTAAAGAGGCTTCAGAAATTTGTAAGCGGTGAGCTAAGGATTATCAGTGATAATCAGAAATATAAAAGCGAAGTACTTAAGGATAACGAACTTAATTCAATAAAAATATGCGGGAAAGTTGTAGCTACATTAAGAGTCGAACGTATTTAGGAAATATGCTGAACAGTTTTTTTACTTGAACTATAGGACAAAATTCAATGGAGGAGGAATTTAAACACCACTATAGCGATGAAGAAATAGATATGGAAAACATTAATATTATAGGACGTGTTTTTCTATTTTATTAATGGAATTTATAAAGCAAAGTTTAATTGAGGAATTAATGAATGGATTCGAGAATATTAAGCGATGACGATATAATAAAACTAATTAAATGCCAAAAACAAACCACAAATCGTCCCAAATGCACACCTGATTTTAGACATAAAAAAAAGAACTATTATTTAACTTGTAAAGATTTTCCTGATCATCAGTTTATGCTTTATTACCGACAGAATAATGAAGAAAATGATGATTATTCTGTAGGTCTTATGGTGACATTTCCATGCGGTAAACAATTAACACTTATAAGATTTAATGGTAGTAGTCATTGCCATCCAAATCGTATAGAAAAAGAAGTAATAGAATGGGAACCACATATACATATTGCCACACAACGATATATTCAAACTGGAATTCCTAATGGATATGCCCAAAAAACTGATAAATATCAATGTGTAGATGAGGCTCTTGAATATGCATGTAAATACTGTAATATACAAGGAATTATTAAAGACAGCCATTATCCAAGGCTAATTTGACATGCTAACGACAGACATTGAAACACTGCTTTGCACAAACTTTTGCTCAGCAATTAAGACAAGAAAACGACCTGATGGTTCTATACAGGTTGTAACTCCCTTTGTCGGAAGGGATGGAGATACTTATAATATTTATATTAAGCAAGAAGACGATAGCCTTTATCGTATAACGGATAAAGGATCCACTATCATGCGATTAAGTTACGAAAATGATTTAAAATTCCTTAAAGGTGTGCGAGGACAAATATTAAATGAAATTGCTGAAGAATATGGCGCTCAGTTTGAAGGTGGCGAGATATTTATTAAGTCAATTTACTCAAACATAGCAGATGCCGTTTTTGGAATCGGACAAGTCTTAACTCGTGTTTCCGATTTAGGGTTATGGTCTAAAAATAGAGTTAAATCTACATTTTATGAAGATTTAGAAACTAATTTGAGTCAAGTGATCCCTAATACAAAAAATGTGCAACAAAACTATTTTACTATTCAAGATACTGAAGAGTTATACCCAATAGATTACTATATTGAACCAAGCAGTAAATCTGAATCTGCATTAGCCATATTTGGTGTACCAGACTCTAGTAAAGCTAGACTTGTTACAATTGTGATGAGTAAAATAGAAGAATGGAAACTAAATTGCTCCACTATCGTTGTACTGAATGGTTTAGACAATATTTCTAACTCCGATCTTAAAAGGCTAATGGATGCTGTTGATAATGAGTTTGTCCCAGAAGTATCAGATATAGGAGCACTGAAGAAGAAAGTAGCTGCTGGACTAAGGCTAAACTAAGTCCAGTAGCGCACCCCTTCTCCCTACATTGACCAATTATGCTATCTGCCACCGTTCAGGTGGCTTTTTGTTGCCTTTAAATAACACAAATTTCTAAACATACCAAAATAAATTATCATATCGCTAAATTCATTTTATTTTAAAATCAATATATTATCTTTTTTACTAATATATTTAGCGTTTTGCTATTAATTATTCTTTAGCATAACGCTAATATAACCTCATCGAAGCAAAACGCTTCACCGCATCGGCTCAGGGCAGCGGGATATAAAAGCCCGAGGCAAGTTAAGGAGCTTGCTGGCAAGCCGTTAAGCCCTCGCGGGCGGCCAGAACAAAACCAGTAAGCCAGTAACGCTTACAGACAGATAAGTCTAAAAATCCAAAGAACTTTATGAAAGGAGAACGACTTCAAACACCAACTTTGATAAGTTATATCTGAATGTACAAATACTTAGATATACAAACACGCTAACGAGTTTAAAAATCGCAGCGCATTTGCTTAGCAAGTGCGCTTTAGTTTTTAAATCCAGATAAGAAAAAGCCGATTCCAAAGAGTCGGCTTCATTGTTTGGCTTTGCGTTAATGATTACATATTTTGTAGATATTGCATAAGCATTAAGCCGGCGATTTTGGCATTTGATAAGGTTAAATCTATGCAGCGCGTAAGAATATGCTCCGCTCCTTTTTCTTTTAGCTGAGCTAACAATTTCTGCTTTTCATCTTCTTTTAGATTTGACGCTTTAATAATCTAATCTAAATGTTGAAGAGTGTTGTTATGCAGTTTAACTGTAACTGCACTAATTTCGTATCCAAGTGCATCACCGGTGGCAATATCGTAACCGTCGGCTGTGAGCATAAGGCAATCGCTGACTATAAATGCACCATCAATGGCTTCACGTAAAGCATCGGGATTAATCATCCTTTTTGCGATTAAATATCTTGTTGCTGCGATTAATTCCTCCTCGTCGTATTTATCGTACAGGATATCTAATTCAGATTCAGGCAATGGCCGCATGGGATATTTAGCTAATGTAGAAAGCATATATCTTCTAACCTCTTCAAAAGAATTACTCATAAGTACCTCTATTTGCTAGGTTGTTTTGGGAAACTCAATTCTAGCATATGCACGATGGCAGTGAGTGCCTAACCACCTGCCACCCTACCCGAGTTTAAAAACCCAAGCCCGCTGATTAGTGGGCTTTAATTTTTGAATTTGAATAAAACTAAAGGAGTTAAAAATGAACGATGAAAACAACACCAATCCGGAACCTGCTGGATTTTGGGATGAAATGGCACAAATGGTTAGCAAATGGGATTTAAGCCAACTCCCCATGCAAACCAAGCCACAACCAGAAAAATGGCTGGCTGATGATGAACTGGTAGATATCTCTTATGAAGCCATTCACCAGCTATATCATACAAAATATGATATTTGTTTAAGAAAAGTAGCAAATGAGCTTGTTAAAGCCATTGTTTTAGTTGGCCATTACGAGCAGCAAACCGTAAGCCAGATATTAAGCCATCTGCCACCAGCAGCTAAAAAAATGGTTACTGAGTATGTTCAAAGCAATGCAAACTAGGAGTTACCTATGAAACCTAAAATACATCTTCATGAATTAAAAAATCACCCTTATGGCAACCGTATCTGCTGGCAGCATAGACCAACGGGTGCGCTGGTCGTTAGATATGGCATATTCCTATATGATGTAATCATTCCCACTCAATCCCCCTTAAGAAATACCGAGGAACATTACGGCGTGGGACATCTAAGAAATGCCCGAACCATTATCAGACGCCACTGGCTGGAATGTATATCAAAGCGCAATACACCCCAGCAATAAACAAAGGATTTAATGTCAATAATATCAAATAGTTACTTTATTTATTGGATTGCACAATCCAATAAATTCCATAGGCATTAAACTTAATCTATTGATATCAGGAGTACACAGCAATGCAAGTAGAAAACAAATTTCGCGTCCGTCACCATGATGAAATAGCCAGCTTAATGGATAACGCCGAGTTGCTTGCCATCATACAAGATCTTGATGAGGGTATAGATGGAACACTAGAACGGATCAGCAAAAATGATTTAGGACATCTGAGTGAATGTTGTTTTCATGCGTTAGATACAACAACGTTTATTATGGAAACATTATCTAAATTAGCTGATGGCTATAGAAATAATAATATCACTCGGGAGCTAAGCCAAGAGGACTTTCTGAGATTTACCAGCACCCTAGCAGCACTATCAGGCGGGATTAATAGCTGTGTTAGTTACATGCACCTAACAATAATGGAACTGCTGAATCATGAATCTAGCAGCACCTCAAGCTAAGTTAAATTTGGCATGTTTTAAAAATCAACTGGGGGAATAAACTTCCCCCGTTTTTATTATATAACTACCATTATGAAAAAAATTGCACTGCTAGCCACTTGGGTGGCTTTTTTATTGGAGTTTTTAACTTTTTAACCACGTTGGAGATGAAGAAATGAACGACGAACTTAAAGATTTTGAACAAGAAATCTATAAAAAAATTATTGCTGGCGAAGAACTATCCGATCATGAACTAAGTGCTGCAACTTGTTGTTTTGGAGTGAATGAAGAGGTACGAACTATTGTGTTTCTTGGTAATAAATATTATGCAATTGAGTGTGGGCGCGACTTAACTGGAAGACGTGGTGATTCTTTTGGAAATCAACCCTACGAAGTTTTAAAAGTTACAAGAACGGTTACAGATTGTGTGCCTGTATAGCTTCACCATTTCTATTTCACTATTTGGAGAAGCCAGCATTTAGCTGGTTATTATTTTGATTATCAGGACAGATAACATGAAAACTAAATTGATTATAGCTGCCATAGCGGCTTTTTTTATTGCTGGTTGTGATTATTCTGAAGAGACAAAACGCAATATAGTGAAACAGGCTACTGAAGATACTATAGAAATACAGGTTATATTACATGATGGACGCGAAATCACCTGTCTTGTTTACAGGGAGTATCGTGCCGGAGGGCTATCCTGCGACTGGCATAACACACCGCAACCTAAATAACCTTAAGCAAACGTAACAACACACACCAGCAATCTGCTGGATTTTTATTAATGGAACGACAAAATGCAACCACGATTACTTAGATTTGCGCAAGCGGCAGCCTATTGTGGCTGTAGCATTAATCACTTTAAGGCTCATATTGCGCCCCATATACCAGCGCAGAACTGGTTATTTGAAAATGGATCAGTTTATGACAAGCATGACATAGATAAATTCATAGAAGATAAAAAAACTGAAAATCTTGCCGAAAACGAAAAAAAGAATAAAAATGCATCACGTGGCAAGCGGCTTTGTTTAAAGAAAGGAAATACTTTATGGCCGCAAAAGGACTGTCAGGACTTATACTCCGCAACGGAATCTGGCACATCAACAAGCAATATCGAGGCAAAACAATTCGCCGAAGCACTTACACAAGTAAGAGGAAAGAGGCGGAAGCTGTCTTAATCCAGCTTATGGCTGAAATTGATAGGGTGAAAGACTTTAAAGAACGCCCTGTTTATACTTGGCGGCAAGCAGCAACTAAATATCTTCTTGAATGCAAAGAGAAGCCAAGTATAGACTTATTAGCCTTGCAGCTCGAACATCTGGATGGCTTTATAGGAGATTTACCATTAACACAAATACATGATGGAACCTTGCAACCTTTTATAGAGCACCGAAAAAAAGTCGGATTTAATAGACAGGCAAAAAATGGGGTAAAAAATAGGACGATTAATATTGCCCTTAATTATGTAATCGCAATACTAAATTGTGCCGCAAGGTCGTGGCGCGATGAAAACGGATTAACTTGGCTAGAAACTGTACCAAAGATCACAAAACTGGATGAGAAAAAGCAACAGCGCCCACCTTATCCATTATCGTGGCTTGAGCAACGAATTTTCTTTAAAGAACTGAATGGACGTTTACTAAATATGGCTATCTTCAAGGTTAATACAGGAACCCGCGAACAGGAAGTATGCAAGCTTGATTGGCAATGGGAGGTTAAAGTGCCTGAACTTGATACCAGTATTTTTATAATTCCGGCTGATTTTGGAGGTCGCACTGGCAGAGGTGGTGTAAAAAATACTGATGAAAGAATAGTTGTACTCAATGACGCGGCTAAACAAATTATAGAAGCCCAACGCGGATTGCATCCTCAATACGTATTTCCATGTAACGGAAAGGCAGTTGGCCAAATGTTAAATAGCACATGGAAGAATGCTAGGAAGCGTGCAGCAAATAAATATGAGAGAATAACCGGATCGCCAGCCAATAAGGGCTTTAAAAATTTGAGAGTTCACGATCTTAAGCACACTTTTGGCTATCGACTAAGAGCTGCAGGTGTATACGAGGAGGATAGAAAAGATTTGATGGGACACAAATCCGACAAAAGTGTAACTACACACTACTCAGCACCAACGCTTGAACGCATGATTGAATTGGCGAATAAAGTATTGGAAACTGATCCTCAGCAAAGGAAGTCCCTCACCATTATAAGGAAGAAAGCCGCATGA